CGGTCTTTAGGACCTCAAGGGATATTTTCCACCTGTGCCATTGGCACAGGGACCCTTTTACGCCTGTATTTAGATACAGGTCTACCAGTCAAGTAGCCAGATTTCCATTTGGAATCTGGCTCCGGTGATTCAGTGAACCACTGGAGTAATGACTGGTATGTTTGCCTTGGTTGTGTCTTCTCATTCAAGAGAATGACCCAAGCGCGTATCGTCCATGTTTGGTGGTCTTGATGCCATCTAACATGCTTCTGGTGAAAAGAAACACCATTAGAAAACGATCGCAAGTGCAAACAGCCCAGAGGCTCATTACATGCCGGAATATCTCTAAACCGGTCAGGTAAGAGCTTGTGTACAGCTTCAGCGGTAGCCCAAAGGCCACCTTCATGGAGGTTATTACTCACCTCAATGATGCTGGAGACCATACCTGGGTCTTTTTCCCACTCAGCGCTGCTAAAGTAGGTGACGTATATAGGGTTCACTTTGTGACCCTTATAGAAATCGCCACCGCAGCTCTCCCGGAAGTGCCCGTTATAATGGGTCTTCTTCCAGTTGACTACGAGACCACATAGGTCAAGTAGGACGCTGAGGTCTTCCACCCAAGTCGTCGGGACAATAATATCGTCCCCAAAGACACGGATCTTTCCTGATAAGGAGGTTAAGCTCTTTCGGCTTATTCTCCTCCCTTCTACTACATGTCCCACTGCGAGAGCAATGAGATAGTAGCAAAAGGACTGTATGGGAAAGGTAACAGCCGAGCCCTGATGGGAGAATTTCTGCATTCTCAGCAGACTTCCCCCAGGAAGAACGACGAATTCTGATCTACACGCAAGAAGTGCGTGCCATAGATCAGGGTTTCGTCTCAGGACTCGGGCAACCAGAGCACAGGAGAGATAGTCACTCGCTGATTTCAAATCAACGGTGGCATACTCACCTGTAACAGAGCCCTCACGGGCTAGCTCCTGGCTCGGTCTTTGATCAATGAAGTTTATAGACTTCTTTGACCACCGGGGCTGTTTCTTACGCAGCTCTCGGAGTAGACCTTGCTGGATATACTGGTTGCAAACCGGTTCAGCAGCTATCAGCCTTGGACCTTTTAGGGTCTTTGGCACAGCCATTAACTTGGCTGGGACCTCGATATTCTCGAGTCCAATATCTTCCACAGTATTCCAGTTTGCGAAAGCAAACTGGTCAGCTGGGAAAATATTTGATAGCTTGTCCGGCCAGGTAGGGAAATGATACTTGTCATTTCCGAAAGCCTGATCGGCCACAGCGCCGGTTCCGTGTCTTGGCCTTATCTCTCCGAACTTGATCGGGCCCAAATCCGCCGAGAATCTGTCACACACTTTTTGAAAAGTATGCAGCATCTCGCGGCGAGATCTAAAGCTCGCATGTTCAGGCTCCCCTTCTGGTGGTGTGAAGATACCACCTTTGGGGGAGAGGAAGTCTGTTGCAGAGATATCA